GGTGTATTTTATATAATGAGAAAAATTACAAAAGTAAAATCAACAAGGTTTCAGTTGATGAATTATCTAAAGACGATTCTAGCCACACATATACAATAGAACCAAACAATTCAGATGATCGATTATCCCATTTTATGGACGAATATGTTGAATTTGTTAGTTTTAATTTATACGAAATTTTCCCTAAAGAATATGACGCGAAAATTGCAGATGCTGTTTTAGAACTATTCAGAAAACGAGATAATATTGATGTATTTAATAAAAAAGCACTTTACATTTATATCCACGAGATGATACCCGATGCTAAAACACCCAAAATTACTAAAATAGCAGGTATATTATATGACATATTTAAGAAAAACTACCTGTTCTATTTAGAAAATGGATATATGAATTTCCAACTCTCGTAGTTGTTTATATTTATAAAAAATAATATATATGAGTAATTTAGAATCAAACATATTTGGTAAGAAAAAATTCTCGGACATTCTTAAGGAAATTTACGAAAACCAAAAGAAAAAGGAGACGCAAATAACCGCTTTGATAGGTGAATTAAAACCACTTATCAATGATATTGGTGATGCTACTTTGATTGTTCCTTTAATCAAGGAATATATGGAATTAGGGATTAAAAATGATGAGCAGCTAATTAAAATGGCTACTATCATCCAGCGTGCCCTAGCTACAGGTAAATCAGAAGAAGAAGGATTTGGAATGACCGAAGAGGAAAAAGCACAATTATTATCTGAGGTAAAAAAATTTAATCCTAAGGATTAATGGCTATATTTAGACAAGGTACATCTACTACTATAGGTACAAAATATTCTAATCCACAACCAAATAGTGGAGGGAGAGATAATCTTCAAACTTTAATAGCCCAAACAAATACTACATTTTTACGCGTTAGAGTTCTTGATATTGTACTCAATAATAATCACCCCAGATTTCCTGATGTAGGTGAATGGAATGGTATAGGTACAATATATTTTGAACCTTTGGATGGAAGATCAATAAGTGTTAATTACGCTTATCCCATTTTTCCTCAAATTAAAATGTATCCTTTAATTAATGAAGTTGCATTATTAGCAGGTATTCCCTCAAAATTTGTAGAAACCGAGCAAAATACCGATATGGTTTACTACTATTTCCCTCCTATTGGTATTTGGAATCATCCCCACCATAATGCATACCCAGCAATTGTAGATTATTCAAAATTAAAAGAAGAACAAAGTAACGATTATGATTCTGTAAATGGTGCTTACGTTAGAAGAATAGATGAAGATCCAACAGGTATTAATTTAAATTTTACTAAATACGCTAACCCAAGTCAAGATACATTTATTGAAAAAACAGATGTTCATCCTTTATTACCGTTTAATGGTGATATAATCTATGAAGGAAGATGGGGTAATAGTTTACGTTTTGGAAGTACTATTTCAACTCCTACAAATACTAAATTATTAATTAATAATAATTGGTCTACTACTGGATTAAATGGAGATCCTATTACTATTTTAAGAAATGGACAATCTCCTGAAGAAAGCCTTCCTAAAAACATTAGTGGTTCAGGATGGATTCCTGTAACAGAAAATATAACTAGTGATTTATCATCTATTTATTTAACCTCCTATCAAAAAATTCCATTCAGTATAGCAAATGAAAATTTTATTTCCTATACTACACCCCCTACTACCCCTGCACAATATAGTAACCCCCAAATCATTCTTAATTCAGATAGAATTGTTTTAAATTCAAAATCTGATAGTGTTTTAATTAGTGGAGAAAAATCAGTAGGTATTTCTTCAAATGGAAGTGTAAATATAGATGCAATTTCACATTATATAAGTTCAAATGATATAAAATTAGGATCTAAAAACGCAACTCAACCAGTTCTATTAGGTGATAATACTGTTGATTTACTTACTCAATTAACTGAAGCTGTTAAAAGCTTAGCTTCTATTTTACAAGTTCAAAGAGATTATCCTGGAGGGGTATTAGCTACTTCATATAATGCTGTAGCAGGTAATATCTTAAATCAAATAAATGATCCAACAAATGGGATTTTAGCTCAATTAAACAATGATAGTCTTAAATCTCAAACTACCAAAGTTCAATAATGGCAGTAGATACTCAAAATACTGGTTCTATAGAAATAGAAATTGATTTACAAAAAGTATTATCTTTAGTTGGAATTGATATACCTCAACTTCCTAGTACTGGGTCTCTTCCTGAATTACCTAAAAAAATTAAACTTAAAAAAATTCAAGGAATTGTTGTTAATAAAATTACTAATGAACCTATCCCCGGAGTTGTAGTTACAAATAAATTATTAAAAAGAGATACAACAAATAAAAAAGGAGAATTTACTATAAAACATCCTGATATAGCAGGTACTGGACTAGATCCTGCTAAATTTCCTTTAAATTTTACAAAAATAAAATATGGTCCTTTTAATACTATTCCTTATAAATCAACAGGAGATATTAAATCTAATTTAGGTATAATTACCTTAAATCCTTTAGAATCAGACCTTAAAAAAGAAATTTTAGATCTTTTAAAATTTCCTCCATCAACGGTAGAAGATTATGCTACTAAAGGTGTAACTGTTGACTTTAGAATTCAAAAGAAGTTAAATGTAAGTATAGATACATTAAAAGCCATAGTAATCCCCTTAATATTAACTCTTATTGCAGCCTATGGAATTAGTAAAGCTAAAGAATTAATTGAAAAATATGAAAAAGACCCTCAAGCTGCTCTTGAGGAAATTAAAAATTTAATAGTATGTCCTTCACAACCTGAAATGGATAAATTAATAGCTACTAAAAATAAACTAGTTAAAAAAATAAGTGATACACTTACTGTTATTAACAAAACAACTGATATCCTAGCTAAATCAGAACAAATTTTAGCCATTACTTCTCCTACTATTAAAATTATTCGTCAATTACCAACGCCAGTAGCTATTGGAGGAGTTGGTATTCCTTTAAGAGTTATTACAGGTATTCAAGACGTACTTAAATTTTTAGATAATTTAGTAGAAAAATTACTTTATGTTAATACTGCTACTTTAGCAATTTTGACTTTATTAAGAGGTGTTTTAACTGAAGTTCTTGCTCTTTTAAAACTTTTAGACATATTAACTCAATATTGTTATCCGGATGCTGCTCAAGAACAAATTTCTGCTGAATTAACAGCATTAACTACCCAACAATCTGTTCAATTATCCCCTGTAGTTACAAATATAAATGGGTTTGAAATGGGTGTTGAAACAGAAAATTCACCTAATACTCTAAAACGTAGAAGAGCCATAGCCCGAAACAAACAAGGTGTAGTAATGCTTAAAGGAGAATGGTCATTTAGTTCAATTGACCAAATATTAATAGATGAATTAGTATTTTACATTCAGCAAAATGATTTAAAAGCTGACTAATTTAATATTTATAAACATATGAAAACCGACGGATTAAAAAAATTAATTAAAGAAGCTGTACGAGAGGTAATCCAAGAGGAACTAAAAGATATTCTTTTGGAGGCGGTTCGTACTCCAAAAACAATTGTAAAGGAATCTATTCAAACAATAGATACACCTAAACCTACATTTACTCAACCAGTAATGGATACAAGAAAAGCATATTCTGATATTATGAATGAAACTATGCTTAGTTTTACTTCTCAAGACGTTCAAGTTCCATTTAGACCACAAGTAAGTGACCCCATAAATGGTAATTTAGGTACGGGTGAAGTAGGAATGGATCAAATTATGAGTTTATTGAATAGCAAATAATGGCATTTAATCAACAAACTATATCTCCTGCAAATTTAAATCCAAATACTGGATTGGGAGTTTCTATTCCTTTTAATAATACTAGTGTATTTAGTTCTACTTACACTACTCAAGAAGTAGTTAAAACTAACCTAATTAATTATTTTCTAACCAACCCAGGAGAAATCCCATTAAATCCAAGTTTTGGGGCTGGTTTAAGAAATTTTTTATTTGAACAAATATCTAACGTAACTGTAGATAATGTTAGAGCTTTTGTACAATCAAAATTAGAAACTGCTTTTCCTATGATTCAAATAGATTCTTTACAAGTTTTAACCACCCAACAAGATAATAATACTTTAATAGTCCAATTAAAATACTATATACCTAATTCTAATATTAATGGAAATATAACTTTCCAATTTTAACCCATGGCTACAACAAATAGAGACATAAAATATATTAACCGTGACTTTTCAGATTTTAGAGCACGTTTAATAGAGTATGCTAGAACATACTTCCCTCAAACATACAATGATTTCTCAACAACATCTCCTGGTATGATGTTTATGGAACAAGCTGCTTATGTTGGGGATGTTTTAAGTTTCTACTTAGATAACCAATTTCAAGAAACATTTGTTCAATATGCTCAACAAACAAATAATGTATTTGAATTAGCATATATGTTTGGTTACAAACCAAAAACAATAGGTGTAGCACAAACTACTATTACTTTATATCAACAAATTCCCTCTAAATTAGTTAGTGGTAATTATGTTCCTGATTATGATTATGCATTAACAGTAGGAGAAAATAGTACAGTAACAACTCCAAATGGTCAATCCTTTTTAATCCAAGACAAAGCTGATTTCTCAGTTTCTAGTTCCCAAGACCCAACTACAGTTACTGTATATCAAATTGCTGGTAATGTTCCTCAATATTATCTACTTGAAAAAACTAGAAGAGCTATTTCAGCTGAACTTAAAACATTAAATTTAACTTTTGGAGCTCCTGAACAGTTTACTACTATAAACATTAATGATACTAATATTATTAAAATATTAGATGTAATAGATTCTGATGGAAATAAATGGTATGAGGTAGATCATTTAGGTCAAGAAATGGTATTAGATACTATTAAAAATACTAATGTAAATGATCCAAATGCAAACGGAGATACACCTTATTTACTTCGTTTAAAAAAAGTAGCTCGTCGTTTTGCAACCCGTTTTATTTCCCTTTCCAACTTACAAATTCAGTTTGGTGCTGGTGCCCCTAATGATGTTACTGAAGAAATTACCCCAAATGTAGATAATGTAGGTATTGGATTACCATTTGAACAAGATAAATTAACTGTAGCTTATTCACCTACAAACTTTTTATTTACAGGTACCTATGGTATTGCACCATCAAATACAACATTAACCGTAAGATATTTAACTGGAGGTGGTGTTAATTCTAATGTTAATTCTGGAACATTAACTTCTTTAAACAAAAGTAATACTAAATTCAACAAAATAAATTTAGTAGATGCAACAGCTAATTATGTGTATGAATCTTTAACCTCTACTAATGAAGTAGCAGCTTCAGGAGGAAAAGGAGGAGACACATTAGAAGAAATTCGTCAAAATACTTTAGCCCTTATATCATCCCAACAACGTTCAGTAACGGCTGATGATTATTTAATTCGTGCTTTAAGTATGCCTTCTGATTATGGTTCAATATCTAAAGCATTTATTGAACAACCTAAATTAACAGATAATCAAGTTTCAACTATTGAGACACTTAATTTATATGTTTTATCTTTAAATGCTCAAGGTCAATTAGATTATGCTAGTTCTACGTTAAAAAATAATTTACGAACTTATCTATCTCAATATAGAATGATTGGAGACAATATTGAAATCCGTGATGCGTTTATTATTAATATTGGTGTTGATTTTGAAATTATAGTATTACCTGAATATAATAATAGTGAAGTATTGTTAGCTTGCATCACAGCTTTACAAAATTATTTTAGATTAGATAAATGGCAACTTAACCAACCTATTTTACTCCGCGATTTATATATTCTCCTTGATAAAATTTCAGGAGTACAATCAGTTAAAAATATTTCCATATCAAATAAAGCAGGAACTTTTTCAGGGTATTCACAATATGCTTATGATATAGCAGGTGCAACACAAAATCAAGTAATTTATCCTTCATTAGATCCTAGTATTTTTGAAGTAAGATACCCTAATTTAGACATAAAAGGCAAAGTAGTTCCTTTATAACGCTATATTTATAATAAAATATATTAATGGCTGTATATAAACTTTTTCCTACAAAGGATGCTACTCTATATTCACTTTATCCTACTATGAATACAGGGTTGGATGCTATTTTAGAGACATCTAATCAAATAGGTTTAAGTGGAACCCCCGATGTAGCTAGATATTTAGTTCAATTTGATACTACTGAAATTCAAGATGTTATTACCAATAAAATATCTGGAAAGAGTTATAAAGTATACTTAAGAAATTTTATAGCTGAAGCTCAAGGTATTAATGCTAATATAGCTTTAGAAATTCATCCCGTTGCTCAACAATGGAATAATGGTACAGGTTACACTTTAGATAACCCAATTGTTGAAGATGGAGTATCTTGGACATATTCTTCATTATCTGGATCAGGTATATGGTCTTTAAGTGGCTCCAACTCAGGAGGATATTACACTAGTTCTTTCAATGCTACATATGCTAGTCAAGGAGGTGGTAACTGGTATACATCTTCAACTTATCTAGTTACTGAATCCTTTGGTTTACGAAGTAATAAAGATCTTAATCTAAACGTAAGTAATACTGTAAATGCTTGGTATAGTTCTTCTTTACCAAATTATGGATTTATTGTTAAACTTTCAAGTTCATCTGAATTTGTAAACAATGAAGATGTTCAACCTATATTAAAATATTATAGTGTTGACACAAACACAATTTATCCTCCAACACTAGAGTTTAGATGGAGAGATTATACAACTGTATTAACAGGTTCTGCGGCTAGTAATATTGTTACTACTTCTAATATTAAAATGGCTTTAGCTGAAAACCCCGGTGTTTTCTTCCCCGAAAGTATAAATAGATTTTATATTAATGTAAGTCCTTTATATCCTACAAGAACATATCAAACATCGTCTTTATACACCAATTTAAATTATCTCCCAACTGCTTCATATTATGCTATAAAAGATTTAGATACTAATGAATATGTTGTTGATTTCGACGACCAATATACCCAAATTAGTTCAGACTCAACTGGTAATTATTTTACAATTTATATGAGTGGTTTAGAACCTGAAAGATATTATAAGATTTTAATTAAAACAACTATTCAAGGTTCTACAATTGTATATGATGATAGCTATTACTTTAAAGTTATTAACGGATGAGTGAAAGCATAAATCTTAATAAACAAGTATATGATAAAAGACAGTATACTAAAGTTATAGATACGTCTTTTAAAGAATTAGGTGTTCAAACTATTCAAGAGAGAATAGCAGAACAACCAACTACAGAAGAGTTCTTTGCCCTTTACAATGAACTTTTTTATAATATACCTGAATTGGGTGAAACTAATTCACATGAGTATTTAATTAAAACAAGTAGTGAATATATTAATTTTGAAGCAAATCAAGAAGAAATAGCTGCTTTACAAGCTGAAATCGCTCAATTAAGAACAGATTTACTTGATGCTCAAAGACAAATAGTAGAATTACAAACAGGAACAACATTAGCTAACCCACAATAATGGCAGCAGAAATTGTACAAATAAACTCTCAGGATTTTACATCCCAAAACTACAAAACACAAGATGTTAATCTAATTGCTTCTTTTCCTGTAGGTACTTTTTTATCTTCAAGTAGTTGTATAGAATATTTTATTTATGATAATAATAAAAATGTTCTTAATTCTAATTATAATTTTACTCAATACACAGTATTAGCAGATGGTCAATCAGCAGGATTAGAAAATACTATTTCTACTATCCAAGTGGATCCTGAAGCAGTATTAATAACCGAAGGGTATTCTCAAGGAATTTATAATACCTATTTTAATTTTTTTAATAAACAAGTAGGTTCTAACCTTCAACAACTCTATATTACTGAAATTTCTTCTGATCGTACTGAAATTCGTTTAGATAGCACTTCATTAACTGATGCAGATATAGTTGAACAAGTTAATAATTTAATTCAACAAAGAGAAGATAGTCCTTATTTTCTTGATTTTTATCTTAATTTTGGAGACAATCAATTAGCAATAGCTAATAACATTCAATTAGATAATCAAGATCCAACTAATCCAACTATATTAATTAAATTATATGAATCTCTTCCATCTCAATTTGATGTAAATTCTACATTGTGGGTTGTAACATTAATTGAAGAGCCTATAGCATATCAAGTTACTTTCCCCCCTGAACCTATAGTTCTCTCAGATACTGTTCCTTTAAGTGGTCCTAATTTTAATTTAAGTGTTAAGGATCAAATAAATAATTCAACTGTATCTTTAGACTATACTACTTTAACTTCAACTGCATTAACTAGTTCACGCAACCAGTTACGAAGTTTATTGGAAGAAAAAGGTCTTGATATCAATATTGATTTTACAGATTTTAATGATTTTATTCATTTTAGTTCAGTTGAAGCTCGTTTAGAAAATTTTTATTATAAAATGAGTTTATTAGAAGATTATTCATCTTCTATTGCTATTTTAAATAATACTACAAATAATAACCCAAGTTCTAGTTTAGCAATTTATGAAGCTAAAATAAGTGATATTATAACTAATTTTGATGAATATGATTATTATTTATATTATTCAAGTGGTTCATGGGCTTGGCCAAAAACAACATCTCAACAACCATATCAATTAGCTACAACTGGTAGTGCTGCTGTAATAAATTGGTTTGGAAGTTCTGATGAAAATAACATAAATTATGGAGGTATATCATTATCTGCCTCTATTTATGACAATCTAAATCAAAATAATCTCTATTATTCCATCCCAGAATATTTAAGAAATGATCCATCAAATGAACCATATCAAATATTTGTTGAAATGGTGGGGCAACTTTATGATAATATTTGGATTTATTATAAAGATGTTACTCAAAAATATAATACTGATAACCGTTTAGAATATGGTATTTCAAAAGATATAGTAGCGGATGCTATTCGTGATTTTGGAATTAAATTATACCAAAATAATTTTTCAAACGAAGATTTATATACTGCGTTTTTAGGTTTAACTCCTCAAGGTGGATTATTCCCTTTCCCTAATATTACAGGATCACTTCCAACTCCTAGTGGATTTGAATATGTTGATACTTTAATATCTGCCTCTAACGATTATATACCGTTAGATGATGTAAATAAATCGTTATATAAACGAATTTATCATAATTTACCGTACCTATTGAAATCAAAAGGTACATTACCGGGTTTGCGCACTCTTATTACTTCATATGGTATTCCTGATACTGTATTAAGAATTAATGAATATGGAGGTAAAGATAAATCTAATACAAATGATTGGGATTATTGGCAAAATACATTTAATTATGCGTTTTCTAATATTGAAAATAATATCACTACAAATTGGACCCTGAATTCTCTTTGGAACTCCCCAGATAATAGACCTTCTACCCTAGAATTTAGATTTAAAATCCCTGATTTATCTGTTGTAAGTGGATCAGCAGCTGTAGATCTTTGGCAAACCAATACAAACTCTAAAATCAGATTACGTTATACTGGATCAGGCTTAACAACAGCTTCATATTCAGGATCAATTATTGATCCATATTACCAATTTACTCATTTAGATTTTTTCCCTAATTTTACAGGTGCCCCAACTTTATCAGCAAGTGTATATTTACCATTTGCAAATGAAGGATGGTGGTCAGTAATGGCAACCCGTAATGGAAGTGATTTTGGATTATATGCTGGAAATAATATTTACGAAGGTGGAGAAAATGGAACCCAATTAGGATTTTATGCTTCTTCTTCAATTACAGTAGCTAATAATGCTTGGACTGGGGGTCTTACTTCCCAATTTATGCCTCAAGGTAATGAAATGTATCTCCAAGAGATACGTTACTATAATACTGTATTAAGTGAAAGTGTATTTAAGGATTATATTATGAATCCTTATTCAACTGAAGGTAATTACTTAAACAGTTCTCCTGATCAATTAGCTTTCCGTTTAACTTTAGGTGGAGAACTCTATACAGGATCTGTTTCCATACATCCTAAAATTACTGGTTCTTGGATTACTACAAGTTCATTTACAACAAATAGTAGTGCTTCATTTGCTTCCCCTCCAGTATTTGTAACAAATAAAGAACATTTCTTTTTCGATCAACCAGTAGTAGGTATTAAAAATGCTATTTCTGATAAAATTAGACTTGAAAATTCTATTATCCCAACAGGTAGTGTTTTATCTCCATTTAGATCATTAGCACAAAATTTAGCTATAAGTCAAAGCTATACTGCAAATACTAATTTACTTGAGGTAGCATTTTCTCCACAAGATGAAATTAATGATGATATTTCTTCTCAAATTGGGTATTTTAATATAGGTGAATTAATTGGTGACCCTCGTTTACGTTCTTCATCAGCCACTTCATATCCAGATTTAGATGCTTTACGAAATGAATATTTTAAAAAATATACTAAAAATTATGATTTAAACGATTATATTCGTTTAATTAAGTTTTTTGATAATTCATTATTTAAAATGATTAAGGACTTTGTACCTGCACGTACAAGTCTTGCCTCTGGTGTTGTTATTAAACAAACACTTTTAGAAAGAAATAAATATCCTCAACCTCAAGCAGATATTAATTCAACAATAGCTTATTATAGTAGTGGATCACAAAATAATTTACCATTTATTTTCCAAAATATTGAAGTATCTGGTACAGTGGCCCCACAATGGAACGATTATAATCCTGGTACTATAGAAAACTTTAGTGGTGGGACTGGTGGAACTATGGATATGTTTAACGGAGTTAATACTTCTCCATATGGGCCAAATGGAACAGGTCCTCAAAACATATTTGGTATTACCCAAAGTTGGTACGAAACAGCTATTACCCCTTCAGGATCAGTTTTAATACTACATGATTCACAAGATGAATTTTATGATGGTGAATTTAGTGGATCTATTTTAACTGTAACTACTCAAAGTTTAGCTCAAGCCTATCCTTTAGATAATACTTCATTTAATTACAAACAAGTTTATTATTATGGAACTAGTTCTGTAGAAAATAATGCATTTGAAAATAATTTTTTAAATAATGCAACATCTCCTCAAAACGGAGAGATACTATTTTTTGAAACTGGTCCTGGATTTGGTGGTTCATATATTCCAAAATATTTAAAAATAGCCAAAATAGATTGTAGTGGAAGTAATAATACTACCGCTTTAGGACAACTAGATGTTATACTTATTAACACTCCAATTGTTGGATACTCTTCTAATCTTTGGATCCAATATGATGTTGTTGTTTTAAACGAACAACCAAATTATTACTTATACCAAGTAACCTCTGCAAAATATTTAAATCAGTCAATTTTCTATATCCCCTCAACATATCCTAATCAAGTATTAAATTATTATGTATCTTCTTCTAGACCTTCTACATATCAACCATTTTTAGCAGGAACAAGTCCTAGTAAAGTGATTGATTTTGATCAAATTACTGTAGGAAACTCATTAAATTATTGGGATTCATCTTCTGGAACTTTTACTTTAGGAAATACTCCAAATACTCCTCTTCAAGTAACTGCTTCTTTACCTATTGTAGGGTTAGGAGTTTCTTCTGCAAATATAAGAATGCAACTTGTATCTGAAAGAAATGGAATAAAAAGTCTTTTACAAGAAATTATTTTTAATACTACTAGTACCCCTTTAACTATAAATTTATCATCTTCAGTATATCCTATTCAAGGAGATCAAATTTATGTTCAAAAAGGTCCATATAACGGAACTGGTACTCTTGCTATAACATATGGTACATTTTTAGTTACTCAAAGTAGAGCAATAAGTTCCTCAAATTGCGAACTTGTAATTTTTGAACCATATGTTACTGAACCCAACTATTATAATAGTGATTATAATTCATTAATTAATAATATTTTAGTTGATCGTTTAAGTACAATATATCAAGATGTAGATTATTCAACAGGCATATCAACCCCAACTAACTTTGATTTATTAATTAGTGGAAGTGCTTTAAAAGCAGCTGTTCAAGATTCTAACTATACTTCAAAACGTGTAACTTTACCTCGTTATGAAGGTGTTAAATCAACTTCACAATATTTAAACCAATGGACCCCTGGAGATACAGGCACATATGGTAAATTACCAACTATAGATAGTTTAAAAACTATGGTTGCATATTGTGATGATATTGGAGGATGGCCACCTGAAAGAGAGAATGCATCTGCTGCATTTGTAAAATATTTAATTAAATCAGATGGTACTATAGTTATTCCTAATACAACTCCAAATTCACTTGCTGATAACAAAGGTACTTTTGAAACTGGAGAAAATATATTGATTCAATATCAAGGAACGGGAAATCAAGCTACTCCTTTAAGAAAAGTAATCCGTGGAGGTACTCGCATTGAACCTATTCTTTATACTCAATATGGACAAGCCCCAGGTTCAACATGGAATACTACTATGAGTTTTGAAGATATAATTCCTTCTGCTACTGGAGTAACACAAAACTATTCTGCTTTATATAATAAAACAACAACACAAGGTTTCAATTTCTCTTCATTAACTCAAGTCCTTTTTAACAATAAGGTTTCCGGAATAAATTTAAGTAGTAATTCTTATCCTATTCCTTTAGGAGCCATACAAGATGGTGTTGATTTAAATATTGAAACATTTTTCACTATTCGTTTTGGGAATAACTCCCAAAATTCAGGAACTAATGTAACATATAATACTACTTTACATGTTTATAAAAACTCATCCCCCGTATATTCTGACCCAACTCCTACTACTATAACAGTACCATATGATGATGTCACTGATGTAAATTTCACCCTCCAATCCCCAGTAACATTAACCGCAGGAACATTTAATCAAGGAGATTTAATTTCTATACAAGCCTTTATAACATGTACTGCTCCAGCTATAGGTTCAGCTACTCTCCAACCTTCATTTTCTAACCAATTCAAAATCTCCCAATACCCAGCATTTACTCTCCCAGTAACATCATCAGGGGTTAATTCAATATGGAACTGGCCTAATTCATCAAGTTATCCATATATAATTACTTCTTCTCAGGTTACTTTAACTAGTTTATATGGTAATCCTAATATTAGAATGGTAGATATTCCTGGATCAGGATTTAATTCAGTAACATTACCTTGGTCAATTAAATATGGAGATGAATTTAAATTTGAAGGAAGAGAAACCTATGTTTACCAAGTAGGAAAAATATTTGCCCCTACAGATAGCGGTTCTGGAAGAATATTTCCTACAGGGTCTATTGAAGTCCATTTTAATAACCCACTCCCAATTTCAGCTTCTTCTGCAGCATTTAATTTAGATCATTTTGTAATTAGAAGGTATATTGATGAAGCTTCCCAAATTTTAATTGAAGGATTTAAACCAGTTGGTTCAAATGGCCCATATATTTTAAAACCAGAATATATAACTCCTGAATTAGATAAAGGGGTTGATGAATTTATATTAATTCTTACCGAAAAAGGCTTGATTTAGCAATATTTATTACATATAATACACCAATAATAAAACACAAATGGGATATTTAAATAACCAAGTCGTAACAGTTGATGCGATTTTAACAAATAAAGGTAGAGAACTTTTAGCAAAAAATGACGGTTCATTCCGTATTACGCAATTTGCTTTAGCAGATGATGAAATTGATTATACTTTATATAATCCAACTCACCCATCTGGTTCTTCATTCTATGGAGAAGCAATTCAAAATATGCCTTTACTTGAAGCGTTTCCAATTGAAACCCAAATCATGAAATACAAATTAGCTACTCTACCTCGTGGAACAGCTAAATTACCTGTACTTGATTTAGGTTACTCTGCAATTACATTAGTTCAAGGAGCTTCACTTGCAATTACTCCTCAAACGTTAAACTATTTAGGAAATAACCAAACATTTGAAACTAGCGGATACTCAGCTACTATTTCTGATGTTCGCCTATTTAGTACATTTACTGGAATTGGAATTAATACTCCGGCAGCAACAGCAGCTAATGCAGCCGTAACTTCAACAACAACCCTTGGAACAAACGTATCAACAACAGTAATTGGTTCACAGATTAATTTACGTGCAACTACTGTTAATACATTATTTGGTTCAAATACCCAATTATCTGCTACATTAACAGTTGTAGGTTTAGATAGTGGTGCTCGTTTAACTATCCCGGTTACAATTAATAAAACAAACGTTTAAAATATAAACAATGGCATTTAAAAGATTCGATCCTGAAGATTTCGTAGTAAGTAGTGACTCAATCACTTCTACTTTATGGTCAACTGGAGCTCCTATATTAACTGAATTTTATACATCTTCTGTCCAAGCAGCTGGATCCTCAGGTAATTATTATTTAAGTGTATACCAAACTGCATCTAATCTTTCTACAGCACAAGTACAATTTGATATTGCTTATGCTGATTCATTAGGTAGTGGTAGTACATTATATAATTCAATTGTACCTCAAAATTCATATACTAAAACAATTTATGGGCAATATCGTTCATTAATTTTAGAGGATGAAAATTCAAATTTTATCTTTGGAAATGGAAATAATACAATAACAGGTTCTTTCTTTTGGGTATTATCTATTGAAAGAGCTAATTATAAACAATCACTTTTTCCTGGTTCTTTAAATCTTCACCTTTCAGGTTCAGGAGGTATTATAAATTTAACAGACAACTCACTCGATAATCCAGTAAGTACATTTATTGGTTCCACTCGCGTTTATCAATTAATTTCAGGTTCAAATGGTACAGCAGGATCACTTGCTGGTAGTGGATATGTAACCAATTCAGGATCATATGGTTTAGTATTTCCTGATTTAGGCACTATTTTGATTAACCCATTTGCTGTATCTCAATCAATTAGATTATTCCCATCTCGATCAAACAATTCAGATGGTTTAAATACTCAACGTTTATTTAATGCTATTTTACTAGGTGATTCATTTGCTTTGAATTCCCAAGAAACCATTACCTCTGATTATGTATTCGTAAGAGCTAGAAACTCAGAATTTAATTACTCAGAAAACCCATCATTTATCTCAGGTTCAACAGGTGAAGTAATTTATAGTAACTTTATTAATGCTCCTCAAGTTTATATTACAACTGTGGGAATGTACAATGATAGTAATGACTTATTAGCAGTAGCTAAAATGTCACGTCCATTATTGAAAGATTTTACAAAAGAAGCACTCGTACGAGTTAAACTAGATTTCTAAGAATGAATGAGCGTATTCAAGTCATTTATAACGTCTGATGTTATTGTATCTCCTTTTGAGGTAAATAAATCATTTACTTTTAAAGGAAATGAATTAATAGCTTCAAATGTAGAAATTGATAGGTATCTTGGACGTAATGTTACTACACTTCCATGGGTATCTGGTTCATATCCAACAGGACAAATCGATACTCAAGATCAAATTTTAGTATATCGTTCAATTAAAGAACTTTATTATTCAAATTATCTTTTAAATCCAGATGGCTCTCCCGCAGCAACTGCATCATTTAATACTGATGGAACAATAACTGGTGCTGCTTATACCCCAAATTATTATAATTATTTAACATCTACTCTCCCAGCAAATAGATATTTTCCTACTACTCAAAATAGTATTATAGGTATGATTTCTATCCCTTCAAATTTATTTGGAGAATATATTAAACCTGGTACTTTTTATTGGACTTCACCTAGTGGATCAATTACTGATGATGGAGAAGGAAATCTATTGTTCACTTCAGCTTCAAATGTTATTTTTTCTCTTTCTTCTTCATTAATCCCCGCAACAACAATAACTCCTACTATTGCGACTAACATGAATGTTAATTCATCTAATGGAATCTCTTATAATTCAAGTACAGGAGTTATTAATTTAATTCCCAACAATGCATTCCCCTCAGCAAGTATTACTTTTTCAATTACTGGATCAGCAAATAGTTTAGATCAACCTGTAGATTTTTATTTATCTTCTTCAGAAGGTTTATCCCCAGTATATAGTGGATTTAGCCCTGTATTTCTAGGAACAACTTTTAGTGGTTCCTTTACAACAACTTTAAATACTGGAGTAGATTATTATTTTTATTATGTTTGTAGTAATACATTTGACATAGGATTTGCTTTTCAACTTAATGCTACTTCTCAATTATTGCCTCAACCTGCAAATATAGGAAATATATTTTATGAACATGGAATTGCAGCTTTAACAAAAGGTGTTGATTCAACTATAATTAACTTTGTTACATCTTCTAATGTAACTTGCTCATTCTCATCTTCACTTACAATTTACGAAACACAATATAAATGCACTATGCGAGAGAATGAATTTAATTTTTCTCAAAACCCAACTTTAATTTCAGGAAGTTCAAACAGTGGAGTTTTATATAACTTTGCTACAGGTTCTTATTTTTCACCCTACGTTACTACAGTAGGACTATATGATAACAATTACAATCTATTAGCTGTAGCTAAACTTGCCCAACCTCTCCCTACATCTGCTGTTACTGATACTTCTATATTAGTAAACCTAGATCTTTAAATTATGAATTGGTTATATAAAAAAGAAGAAATTGGGGACTTTTCTCAATTTCCAAACAATACCTTTGGATTCATCTACAAGATAACCCATACCCCTTCAGGTAAATCCTATATTGGTAAAAAAGTACTTTATCATAACAAAAAAGTAAAATTAACCAAAAAAGATCTTGAATTATATGAAGGTATAGTTGGTCGCAGGCCCGCATATAAATTAGCAATAACTGAATCAGACTGGAAAAAATATTGGGGTTCAAATAAACCTCTACTTGAACTTAAAAAAACGGAACCAATTGAAAATTTCAAACGCGAAATTTTGATTATATGCCCTACTAAAAAGCTTCTAACATACTATGAAACACAAACTTTGTTTGTTTATAGAGTATTAGAGGAACCTGATTTATATTTCAACGACAACATTCTAGGCAAATTTTTCCGAAAAGATTTTGATATCTAAAAAAGATAGCATATCTTATGTCTATGGTAAATGAGTTATTAGTTAATTTGGTCAACCGTGCCTTAGGTCCTGGCAAACGTACTGCTAGAGGAAATCAAGCATATACTTGTCCATTTTGCCATCACCACAAACCAAAACTTGAAGTTAATTTTACCGAAAACAAAGACGGAATAAATAAATGGGCTTGTTGGGCTTGTGGTAAGAAAGGTAAAACCATTAAAAGCCTCTTTAAACAAATCCAGGTTGATGCCTCTTACTTTCAAGAACTAAGTAAACTAGTTAAAAACGTATCTACCGAAGATATAGGAGAGGTAAAACATACTTTACTTGAGTTACCAAAAGAATTCAAAACATTTCTCAACAACAAAGATATTATAGCAAAACATGCTCTAGCTTATCTTAGAAAGAGAAATACTACTAAACAAGATATTCTTAAATACAATATTGGCTATTGTGATTCAGGTCAATTTGCTAATATGATTGTTATACCCTCATATGATAACACCGGTAAATTAAATTATTTCACCGCAAGATCATTTGAGAAAAATCCATTCACCAAATACCGCAACCCTGAAACGTCTCGCGATATTATACCGTTTGAATTGTTTATTAACTGGGATTTGCCTATTATCATATGTGAAGGACCATTTGATGCTATGGCAATCAAACGCAACGTAATTCCACTTTTAGGCAAAAATATCCAACCATCTTTAATGAAAAAGTTGGTAGAATCCAAAGTACAAAAAATATATATTGCATTAGACAACGATGCTATTTCAAAAGCCCTTGGTTTTTGTGAACAGCTTTTGGACATTGGTAAGGAAGTGTATTTGGTAGAACTTAAAGGAAAAGATCCTAGTGAAATGGGATTTGAAGAATTTACCAAATTAGTACAAACCGTTTCCCCTTTAACACAATATAAGTTAATGGAGAAAAAATTATCTATAATATGAAAAAAAGGAACATTAAAAAATCCTATGACCGCATCCTTGAGATTTCTGATGATGCAACTCAAATCACTTTACCTGATTCCCGTTACTATCGTCGTAATGGGAAATATTATCCTTCGGTAACGTATGTTTTGGGATACTATCCAAAAGGTAAATTTTTTGAAAATTGGTTAAAGCAAGTAGGTTTCTCTGCTGACTATATTGTTAAAAAAGCAGCTGAAGAAGGTACCCAAACTCACGAACTGTGTGAAGCATATTTAAATGGTGAAGAATTAAATTTTTTAGATAGTAATGGTAGCCCACAATGTAATCCTGATGTTTGGCAAATGTTTTTACGTTTTGTTGAATTTTGGGAAACGTTTAAACCAAATTTAATTGAAACAGAAGTACATCTATTCTCAGATGAACTTAAAGTAGCAGGCACATGCGATTTAATTGTTGAAATTAATGGTGAACTGTGGTTATTAGATTTAAAAACATCTAACCAACTTCAAACAACATATGAATTACAAACAGCAGTTTATGGTCAATGTTATGAAGAATGTTTTGGAAAGAAAATAGACCGTTACGGTATTTTATGGTTGAAATCATCTAAACGAGGTGCTAAAAAAGATAAAATGCAAGGAAAAGGATGGGAAGTAGTTGAATCAACTCGTTCATTTGAAGAAAATATTGACATCTTTAAAACAGTAAAACGCCTGTTTGATCTAGAAAACCCAACCCATTCTCCAGTATTTACTGAATTTAGAACAACGGCTAAACGAGAATTGTAATACGTATAAGTATGATAAGTCTGGTTCAATTGTTAAAGGAGGTTCAATCCCAACCTAAAGCTATTTTGATGGCAGGTCCTGCAGGTGCAGGAAAATCATATACACTTAACCAACTTGGTCTTAAAGATTTCACTATAATTAATGTAGATGATGATTTTGAAGCACTTTTACAAAAAGAATTAGGTAAATCTGATTTTGCTTCAATGTCCCCTGAAGAACTTTCCATTGCAGCTAAAATGATGGGAAAAGCTAGAGCAACAACTAAAGAAAAAGAGTTGCTAGCTACAACTAATCTAAACAATGTTGTAATAGATGGAACTGGTGCTTCATATAAAGTAGTGTCAAAGAAAAAAGAGGAACTAGAAAACATGGGATATGATGTTTTTATGATTTTAATTTATGTTTCACCGATGACCTCGTTAATTCGTAATGCACAACGTGGTAGAAGTTTACCTACAAGTGCAGTATTAAAAAGCTGGGCTAGTGTAATGAACAATATTGAATCATACAGACAATTATTTGAAAATAACATAGTTGTAATCAACAATGATCCTTCTGATGCTAATAAATCATTCAATTCAGAGGAAATCCAAAAAATGTTCCCTAATCCACAAGGTAAAGAAAAATCACCTGAGGAATTAGCAAAATCAAAAGCAGAAAAAGAAGCCGTTAATCAACAAATACAATCTCTACTCCAAAAAGAACCTGAATTTGATTCTATAGAGACAGCAAAAAGTAAAGTAAATGAATTCGTTCGTTAAATCACTCATACAACCCATTCTAGAGACAGAAGGACAAAACATTGCTCTAGTGCCTGGTGGTTTTAAACCACCTACAGCTGGTCACTTTGCATTGGTTGATGAAGTAGCTAAAAATTCAAATATAGATAAAGTAATCGTCTTGATTGGACATAAAAATCGAGATGGTGTCTCTAAAGAGGAAAGTTTAGAAATCTGGAATCTCTACAAAAAATATCTTTCATCTAATGTTGAAATTCAAATAGCAGAAAAATCATCTCCTATTTCAGATGTTGCTTCTATTATCAAAAACAACCCACAAAATATGTACTACCCTGTAGTAGGTATTCGTAATGAAATGGATTTAGGTGATCTAAAACGCTTTGATAGCTTAAAAGGTAAATACGATAATTTTAAACCCCTTGTAATTCAATCAGAAGAAGGTGAAGATCGTATTAGTGGTACAAACACACGTGCTGCTTTAATCGGTGGAGAAAAAGAAAGATTTCAACAATATCTTCCAACTGAACTTACAGACGAGGAAAAGGATAAAGTTTGGTCTATCTTAACTAAAACCCCTGTAGAAGAAGGTACTTGTGGTTATAATATAGATGCTGCAACTGGTAAAAAATTAAATACACCTGGGGGAATTGAAGAAATGTATGCTGAACCAAGTAAATTTAGCTACCCTCCAATGATTAAATCACTTACAGAATATATGTTGGATAAAGGTATGAATATACGTCCTTTACCTAAAGTAAAATTTGTAGATGATGACGCTGAAAATGCACAAAATTTCTTTGGTAAAACCGCGTATTACGACCCGAATAACCGCGTTATAGTACTTTATACAATGAATCGTCATCCAAAAGATGTTATGCGTTCTTACGCGCATGAAATGATTCACCATATGCAAAATTGTGATAATCGTTTAAATAATATATCTACTACTGATATTAATGAAGATGATTATCTATATAAATTAGAAGAAGAAGCTAATCTGAAAGGAACCATGACTTTTAGAGAGTGGACAGATACATTAACTGAAGGTGTTTTAAAAGAAGAAAAAGAAGATGACTTAATTTCATATCCTAGCAATTTTAAACCGGATACAAATATATTAGTTGTTTTTAAAAATAATAAAAATTATCCAAATTTAGAACCTTTATTTGATGAATATGGGTATGGTTTTTACTATCCTGAAAATAAAACAATTATTTTAGATGGTGAGGTTTTTGTAAATTCTAATTTAGATTTTAAAGACATGAAAATTGTTGAAGCACATGAAATAGCCCATTTACTTTTAGGACATACAGGCCCATACTCAGCAGATGATGAAATGGATGCTGATTTAGGAGCTTATTTATTATTAAAAGATAAAGGATTTTCAACAGAAAAGTTAGAAAAACAATTTAAATTTCGACATGGAATTGATTTTAATGAAGAATTACTTGAACGAGTAAAAGATATGTTGTAAATTTGCCTAAATTTTAATATGAAAAAAACACCTACATTATTAGATTTATACGAAGCAATTAGACCTTATTCCATTTATTGTGATATGGATGGTGTACTTTGTGATTTTGACCAAGGATATGCTGATTTAACAGATATGTCAACTCAAGAAGCTAATGCTGTTGGAAAATCTTATTTTTGGGAATTATTTAGGGAAAAACTTGAAGAAAAAAATATCAAAGAAAAAGATTTTTGGGCAAATCTAAAATGGCAACCCGGAGGAAAAGAACTTTGGTCCCATATCCAACAATACACTCCAAATATCCTTTCAGCCCCAGCAGTAGATTTTAGTCTTCCATATGATGAACAATTAAGTCCTGAAAAAAATCAAGCTATTCAAGGAAAAAAAGAATGGATTTCAAGGAATCTTAGTAGTGTAGGTGAAGAAATATTTGTACCTGCTCCTCAAAAAGCTATATATGCTGGTCCAAAAAACATATTAATAGATGATATGGAAAAAAATACTGATGCTTGGAAAGCAAGTGGCGGTAAAGCTATCCTTCATACTTCAGCTCTAAAAACATTAGAAATTCTTAAAGAAAAATACAAGTTATAATGGCAGATTCGATTTTAAAAAAAGAGTTTAACAAACGTGATGTAGAACGTTTACGTAACCTTGTAAAAGGTAAATCGGGTGATCGTACTACTATGGGAATTGGTTATAATGGTGAAGAACAACAATCACATAAAGAAGGTGATGTTTGGGAAGAAAGAGGTAAAACTTGGACTATCCGAGATGGTATTAAAGAAAATGTTACTAAACTAGATAAACTTAAAAAAGTAGCAGTTCCATTGTTTTGTCCAAAATGTAAACAGATAATGGATAAACAGTTAGATCCATTTTATTTTAAAGCATATGGTGAATGTGTTGATTGTAGAGCTAAAACCGAGACACAAATGAAACTTGCTGGTACTTGGACAGATTACACTAACCAAACATTTAATGCTGAAATTGATCAACAAATACAAGAATATAAAAAATGGTTTGAAAATATTTTAGCTGATACAGCTAATGGTTTCGTTTCTGAAAATGGTGAAGTACAAAAATGGGTTGGTGGTATAGACAAAGAAAAAGCCCAACAGTCTTTAGACGATGTAATCAAATACTTAAATTCACTTAAAAAATAATGGATACTCTTATAATGATTGAAACTATAATTGTAGCGGTAATTACTGCTATAGTTGGACCAATTATAGTAAATTGGGTAAAACTCAAAATGGAGAAAAAAGATGAAAAAACTCCTGTACGTGAGGCACTTGAAACTTCTAATCTAATAGAAGATCAATTAGATATAATGATGGATGAACTCAATTGTGATCGTATATGGTTGGCTCAATTCCATAATGGAGGTCATTTTTATCCCACAGGTAAATCTATTCAAAAGTTTTCCCTTTTTCACGAAAAAACATCCCCAAACACCCAAAACATTCAACATACCTTCCAAAATATCCCAGTATCTTTATTCCCTAGAGTATTAGCCAAAATATACAAGGATACAGAATTGGCAATTGATGATGTAACATCAGCAGAAGATACATACGGTTTAGAACATTTAACACTTCAATTTGGAACTAGATCGTGTTGTATGCTTGGTTTATACAGTTTAGATAATCATTTAATTGGTGTATTAGGTATATCATATAAAGAACCACATCATTTAGTAAAAGACGAATGGTCTTTTATTAGACAGAAGACAGGAGTTATAGGAACACTCCTCTCCGAATATTTATACACAAATAATAAGAAAAAATAATGGACAATTTTGACTTAAAAAAATTCTTAAAGGAAAGTAAAGCTCTTGAGAATTTAAATCCTTCAATTAAATCATTAAATGAAAATGAAAAGGATTATTATAAAGACGCTGAAAAAGATGATGCTGCTCATATTCGCGATTTAGAAGATGATATGAAAAATGATAAAAAAGCTTCATTAAAAGAAAAAATCAAAGAAATGATTGTTGCTGAATTAGCTGAAGAAACAGTTGTAGATGAAACTGATCCTGTTTACGAAGGTGAAGATGCTGAACTTGAAGAAGCAAAGAAAAAAGATGAAGAAGTAGAAGACGTTGAAGTAACTGATACTGAAGAAGAAATGCCTGCTGAAGAAGCTCCTATTGAAGATGCTCCTGAAGCAACTGGTGGTATTGAAGATTTAGCAGCCGATATGAAAGGTACAGAAGCTGATCTTATGGACCACTTAATGAAAGCATTCCAGATTGCAAAAGGAATGAACAATGAAAAACTTGAAACACAAGTTGGAAACACACTTAAATTTTTCGTTAGCGAATATATTGGGGGTGGACAAGACTAATATTTAATAATCTATAATTAATAAAATTTATGAACACAACTGAAATTTTAGACACAATTAAAGAACAAGTTGCTATTATGGAAACTGAGCATGCTAAAACATCAAAAGCAGCTCGTGGACGTGCACGTAGTGCAGCTAATAGCATTAAAAAACTTGCAGCTGATTTTAAAAAGACTTCAACTGCAGAAGACAAAGCTTAATTAAACATACTATAATGGACTTTAATTCTCAAGATTCACAAGAAATAATGCAGAACTTTAAGTCTATCGTTGGTAGTCGTTTAGAAAAACTTTATGATGAAAAGGGTGCTGATGGTGAACTATATGCTTATAGTATCGCCGTTAGTAACCAAAAAAAGAAAAAAGCTAAAGAAGAAACAACTGATACCCCTATGGAAAATACTAGATTAAAAGAAATGATTCAAGCGGCTTTATCTAAGCCATTATCTGAAAAAAAAGGTAAAGATTTAACAGGCCCTAAAGGAAAACCAGATGGAAAAATTGATTCTAAAGACTATTTAATGGCTCGTGATATTGCTATTAAAAAAGCTAAAGGTAAAGTAGATGAAGACCTTGATCTAGGCCATACAGATGATGAACCTCATATGCTTAAAGCAGATCTATATCGTATTGGAAAATACGCTATGGAACTTTATAAAATGGTTGATCAATATGAAGGTGAACAAGAAGTTGATTTTCCTCATTGGTGGCAAGCAAAAATTATTCAAGCCAAATCTTGCTTAGTTTCAGCAAAACATTACCTTGATTTCGAAATTAAAGAACCTCAAATCGATGCTATGGTTGATGTTGCTGCTCAAGAAGATGTAATTGACGAGATGTCAAAAAAACAAATTAAAAAACGTGGTAAAGTATTTGATGCTTTAAAAGCTCAAGGTATGCCTGATAAAAAAGCAGGCCCTATTTCTACATCAGTGGCAATGGAAGAAGAAATTAAAAAGGCTATTTTAGCTAAACTTAAAGAAAAATAATGACACGTGATCAATTAATTGATAGAATTAGAAACTTAACTAAACAAGTTTACTCAGCTACTACAATTACTCCTGAAGAGGCTATTGAGTATGATGAATTAACTAAGTTTCCTGAACTTAAGAAAGTTATTGTTGATTTACTTACTTTAGAATATGATAATTTTCTAGAGTCAATTGATTGGGTTGCACCACGTCCCACTACATTTCGTATTAATTTACAAAATGGTCAATTATTTTATTTAATCTATGGTAAACGTAGTTGGATTGCACAAATTGAAGGTAAAAAGTATTACCTACTTAATTTACCAGAAGAAGAAAGAGCTGCTCAATCAATAGCAAATATTTTACGCTATGGAGCTAAAGCTGAAGAAGGAGCAGCTGAAGGTGGTGCAGCTGATCTAGGAACAGAACTCCCAGGAGCTGAAGCACCAGCAGAAACCCCACCAGCAGAAACACCAGAAGAAACACCTGAAGCATAATGGACGTTTTAGAAAAATTCTTATATAGTATAGCATATAAATTTCCAAAAGGATATCCTGACATGAAAAATGAGCAGGATATTTTAATTTTAGAAAATGAATTTAAAAAACTAGGTATTAATTTGATTTTAGAAAATCAAGATCTAGTTAATGCTCTAAAACAATCTGGTTTATTTGATGAATATGGAGATATAGAAGCATCTGGAAAAGATACTTTAAAACTTATATTTTCAAATATTCCTGGAAGAGGAAAACAAGCTGATCAAATGCGACTTGATGTTTATGATGCTATCAAGCAATTAGCTGATAAAGGTGATTCAATTTCAAATTTTAAAAAATTAGCTACTGGATCAAGTTTAGGAAGTGCTCAAGTTGATTTTGATGGGAAACGATATAGATTAATTGTAAAAGGTGCATCTGAAGAAACATCAAGTGATACTGATGTTAAAGAAGCTTTAGTTTCTTTATTTTATTCTTCTAATATTGAAACACCATTTGATGCTGAAAATTATCAAAATAGAATATCTCAACTTATAGAAATTTCTAATAAAGGTATTTCCGGAGAAAGTCCTGAAACATCTAAAAAAGTAGCCTCCTATCTTCAAGCTATTTCAGGAGAACCTAAAAAACAATATATCGATTTTATTAATCAACCATTATCATCCGCTTTAGCTATTAAAGAGGCTTATCCTGGACAAAAACTTATACGAACAGGAGTATTTAATGTTATTCGAAACAAAGCTCAATCTTTAACTGGTATTCCTGCAGACAAGTGGTGTCCTGGTGATTTATATGTTCAATTAGGTCCTGTTGAAGGTATTGAAAATGCAGATAATATAGAATTATTAAATGATATGTTTAATGATTCCTGGGGAGATAATTCAAAACCCCTTACAGCTGTTTCTTTAAAACAACAAGAAGCTCAAGGAGGTAAAGCAAAAGCACTCCTTAACAAATACACTAAAGTTAAAGACGACTACAATTTAACTTCAGATGAAATTGATTTTGATGAACAACAGTATATCAATGGTATACAAGAATTAAGAAAGAAAATTTCATCATATATTCAAGGAAACCCAAATATTCAATATAAATTAGACTCTGGAAATCTTAAATCGGATGTTAAATTCTTACGTGGCAAATATGCTGCTTTAAAATCTATTGAATTTTTATTTAGACAATTCCCTAACGATCAAGTTGATGATGCTATTGTAGCCCTAGCAGGATTCGCATTATCTCTTTCAGGAATTAACCCTACATTTTTTAAAGTAACAGGACAAAAAAGTGGTGAACCTGGTAAAGTAGATGAATTTCCTAGAGGACAAAATATTGTACTTTATAATGTTGACGGTGATTATGATCCAATTGAAATTCAAGATTCATCAACCTTTGGAGGTTTAAAAATAGATTTTACCATTGAAAAGGGAGGTAAACCCTATTCAGTTACTATTAATGCTAGAAATAATGGTAATACTCAAGGAACCCTTGAAATACAGAAAATACAACCTGCCTCTTAATATTTATAAACATGGATAAGACACGTCTAAAACAACTAATTAAAGAAGTATACCACCACGTTACAGAAGAAAAATGTAGTTGTGGTTGTAATACTTGTGAAAACGTAGGTAATGCTGGTGTTATTTTAAACGAAAGTATAGCACCTAAGGAAATATTATCGGAAAACTTGCGTTATCACGTTGTAAATCAACTCCCACTTACCGAAAACACGTTCCGATATGGTTCGGAAGCTTTTCTTAATTTATGGGCAGAAGCTCGTGCTTTATATTTACGTGAAATCATTCATGTAAATGATGATGATAAAGAAATTCTAGAGGAAACTGATTTAGGTAACTATGGAATGTATGAAAATCAAAGAGTACCTTTAGGATTACCTATGTTGGAGGAAGAAGAACTTGAGGAAGCTGAAGGTAAAAAGAAAAATCCACCAATTGGAAAACCAAAACGTGGCGGATCTAAAAAATTCTACGTTTATGTTAGAAAGCCTGGAGGTGGAGTTAAAAAAGTATCTTTCGGTCAAGTAGGAATGTCTGCTAAAATAAACGATCCTAAAGCACGTAGAGCATTTGCTGCACGTCACGATTGTAAAAATAAAAAAGATAGAACAAAGGCGTCATACTGGTCATGTAGACTCCCAAGATACGCATCTTTATTAGGTTTAAAAAGCTCATTTTCAGGATTTTGGTGATGGAAGATAGACTACAGAAACTTATTAACGAAGTTCTTGAAGAACAAAAAAGCAAACGTGACAGATGTTTACGTATTGCTGACCGTAAATTTGACAAACCATCGGCTTATAAATCCGGTGCTGTAGTTAGATGCCGTAAAGGTAAAATTTGGAAAGGTATTAAAGAAGAATTAATTCGAGAAAAAGCAAAAGAAACACTTCGCACTTGGTTCAAACGTAAAGGAGCACCTGGTAAAAAAGGTGGATGGGTTGATTGTAATGCACCTATTAGAAAAGATGGTAAAATAACAGGCTATAAAGCTTGTGGTAGAGAAAAGGGTGAAACCCGCTCAAAATATCCTTCATGTCGCCCTACACCTGCAAAATGCAAAGACCCAGGTAAAGGTAAAAAATGGGGTAAAACAAAATGATTTCTTTAATTAAAATATTAAAAGAGGTTTTAAATGATAAACAGCAAGAAATTGTTAGTATAGCTAAAGAATTTATGAATTCTGATAGTTATAATTCTAATCATGACTGTAAACGTTCTACTTTTGAATTTATAAATTGGCTTAAAAAAAATAAAGGATTTGAACCTAATGCTTTATTATTAGCTCCTCCTGAAGATATTAAAAAATTTCCTGGCAAAAGTAAAGAGGGTGATTCACATATATTTACTATTATAGATGGATATGGTGTTGACTTTACAGCAAACCAATTCCCAGGAATATCTGAACCACTAAAAATAACACCTGAAAACCAAATACCTTCAGAATATAAAAAAATAGGAGGTTATTATACATTATATCCTGATTGGTTTGAAAATGGTAAAACAGCTATTAAAACTAAGTTTAATAATTTACCACAATGGTTTCATGATGGATTTAAAAAAAAAGGTTTTAAACCTGATTTAAATGAATCTATTGATAAGACAGCAGGCGTGTGGGATACTGATGAAAAATTTAAAGATGGTAGTGATTTTAAAATTAAATTTAAAGTAAGTGATGTTATTGATTTAGCAAAAAATACACCTGTAAAAGAAATAGATCCTAAAGATATAAAATACAACTTTAGTGGAAGACAAGATAGTGATCCATCTAAAACTAAAGAAAGAGTAATGAAAGCTGATTTATCTTATCCTATTATTGCTGTTCAAAATGAAAATGGTAAAATATTTGCTATGCTAGATGGAACGCATAGATTAGAAAAAGCTTTAAATTTAGGACTAGACAAAATTAAAACTAAAGTATTAGACAAAGAAGACTTAATTCAATTTAAAACTGATAAATTAAAAGAATCAATTAAATTAATAGACATATTAAACGAAGTAGATCCTAAAACAGGCACAGGCAAAAAACCTAAAGGATCAGGTCGTCGTTTATACACAGATGAAAATCCCAAAGATACAGTTAGCATTAAATTTAAAACTGCTCAAGATATAAAAGATACGTTATCTAAAACATCGTTTAAATCAAAAAAACACGCTCGTAAATCTCAAATTATTAATTTGATTCACCAACGTGTTAGAGCAGCTTATGCTAAAGCAAAAGATCCTAAAGTAAAATCTCGTTTAAAAAAAGGACTTGAATATATTACTGCTAAAAAAGAGGCATCTAAAGAAAAAACAGAACGCTTACGTAAAATGAAAGAAGCATCAGACCCACAAGCGGGTAAAGCTGCACCTTATGGTTCAGGAT